CCACAAGTTTTACATTTCATAGTTACTCCTCGATTCAGATTAAATTATATATGTTCTGGAATAATCCCTCTCACGAAACCAGTCCTATAAAGTTACTCTCATTTGCTCATCACAATCCCAGATTTGCATTTTCTTACGAAACTGGTTGCTTTTGTTCGCTACTCCAAAAGCCCTGCCGATATAGTCCTACGAGTACATATTGAGATAGCTCATAAAGGAATTTAAAAGATTATACAAGCCATTAAGTGATAATTTTTTACCCTTTAAAATGCTACTATTTAAAAGATTAAATGATACGGAAACCTGAGAGCAAGTTGTGGCAATTAATAAAGAAAAATACTCCTGAAATATTATGGACAAGGATTGAAACTACAACAGTTTTAGGTTTCCCTGATCTGATAGGGTGTCATAAGGAATGTGGTTTTTTTACTGTGGAATTAAAGGTATCTAAACGTGGCAAAATTAAGCTATCTCCTTATCAAGTTGCATGGAATTATAGTCATGCTTTAAAAGGTGGTAAGTGTTTTATCATAGCCACCCCCCTTGAACAGACAACCCTAAATATCTATGGGGGGATACAGGCAAGGGATTTGGCACTAAATGTCCATGAGCCATTGTTCGTGGCTCATAAACCATTTGACTGGGAGGAGTTCACAAAATTTTTGGTACGAGAGGGTAGGGTAGGGCGACACTAAACGTACACAAATTTACACTAAACGTTTGCACTCCCTCCCCTCCTCCGAACACTAAACGTACACAAAACTGACACAGTTCCACGAGCCATGCAGCTCGAAGCGTGGGACACTAAACATACACAAGAGAGATAAAAAAAGAGGAAAGAAAAAAAATAAAAAAAAGAGGACCTTAATCCTCTTCCCGGCGGTTGATCATCCAAAGTATGGGTTTGATTATAAAATAATATATGAGCGCTATTAATATAAAATATTCGTATAAGATCTTAATGTTTTTCATATGATATATTTTGTATATTGGAATTCCAGCAGGCCCTGCACTCCAGGCACTGGCCGCCCTGCTTCGATGCGTTGCATGCTTCACCAATTGGAGCGACGCCTGGTGTATGGACCGTGCTGCTGTGCTCGTGACTCTTACCCGGCGCCCCGTTAATCATGGTTGCGCTTAGTCGAATAATTAAGTTCGACGGTATCACCCCGCCCGCCTTCTTGTATTGATCCAGGATCCTGGCTTCACGTGTTGGCATCCAGTGCTGAATAGATGGCGTCCCTTCAGCAACGGCGCAAATTTTTTCTAGATGCTGCATGCTCTGAATATCTCCTGAATCGTGCCATCTAAAATATTTTTTTTCATAATGATTTATTAACGTTATCATTGCAGCGGTCCAGGTCCTATTATTAATAGATTGTAAGCGCCGCCCGTGACCCAGCTTTACAGAAGGGTATAGGTAAGAACCTTTTAATGCGTAGCACCCGGAGCAGGTACTGCCTGAAATTTTAACTAGTTTAGCGCCGGTCCTGCAGCGCTTAGCGCTTAGGCCGTAAGTATAACCTGGCATCTTTTTGTTTATGTTAGATATACCGCCGCCCGTTAATCGTTTAGCTTTTTTTAAAGTTAACATATTTATATCTTTCTATTGACTTATTATATATCTTGTATAATCTTTTATTTAAATTAATCAACTTAGAAAGAAGGTAAATATGATTAATAAGGAAGAGTTAAAAAAGAATAACTTTTATATAATTGATAACGGCCTAGGCGCTCCAGTGAAAGCGCAGCTCCTGGAATCTCCTAAGCAGGGACGGGGCTGGAAGACCGCCGTCTTAATGAAAGTTTACGGTTCATCTATAGGTTTTTTTGATGAAGCCGGCAGTGTCTATACTAAAGATATTTTACATGCGGCTTAAAAATCACTTAGGCGTTATCGATCACGGGTCCTTAGTTGAATTTCAATTGACTAGCGATGAAGCCCGGGCCTGGTGGTCTCAAAACGTTGAGCAAGCTCAACATATGCAAAAAGAAAATTCAAGATATGTTGAGCACCGTTACGCAGGTGACATATATAAAGGAATGAAAGAATTTTTTGGGACGTGATCCGGGAAGCGGGGCCGGGTAAGCTGGCCCCGTTAAACAAACACTAAACACACACTAAACATATGCAAATAAAAAAATTATTAGAGATAGATTATATAATAGCGGGGCGCAAAATTCCCTGCGACCTGTTAGATGAAACACTAAACACACACTATTCAAAATCAACAGGCGAGGAGATAAAATTAATAGATATGCATTTACCTCATTTAATGAGGGCTTATAGTAAATTAGTTGAGTCATGGGATGATCGTGAAGGTTATAACGATGGATGGAATGATGCATTAGAAAGTCTAAAGAAATAAGGGGGATTAACCCCCTTATTATTATATTAATATTTCTTCGTGTTGAAAATTATATCCCAGCTGCCTGATTAAAACGATAGCGGCTTTATCTAAAGTTTTTTGACCACACAACCTGGCAAAGATAACTGATTGATCACATACAGGATATATTCTTTCAGTACCCCACACAATTTTTTTCTTAACGATTAATCTTTTATCAATCGTTAATGCTCTACTTTCACTCATATTCTTTCTCCAGTTGGTTAAAAGTTAAGGGGCGATTACTCGCCCCTTTTTTCAACCCAACAAGGTGAAAACTATTTTTCTAATTTGTTGGGTAAGTTTTTTCGTAGTCTTTGTATTTCTATGCCTTGAAGATAAATATCGCCCTTGAGCGATCCTATCTCTCTAAATAGCTCTTCAAGTTTTTGCGACATAGTTCGCATAGTCTTTTCGGTTGCTGTTGCAAATCCGATCATAGTCGTATTCTTATCAACCATACTTCCTCTCTGAAACATTATGAAATAATATTGGGGCGAGTGTATCGCCCCAAATTAATTAACTAAGTTTATTTGTAATAGCTCTATGATATAAACGTGCTTCACTTCCACGACCTAAAGAGTTAAGACCATCACGATAGTATTTACTCTTTGGATTGATGATAAAAGCCAAGCGGCGTAATATCTCTAAATTATACACACCCTCAAGAAAAGCTAAAACCTCGCCACGATCATTAAAGATCATGCCTTTTGGATTATCTTTACTTGAATAATGAGTATGGACAAAGCGTTCAACAAATTCTGTAGGTAAGCCAAGAGTATCAATATAGTACTCTTTAGCTTTGATAGCGTGACCGCTATCAGATAATTCCTTGAGATTTGTTTTAATTGCTTTAACTATTAAAGACTTAGTTTTATTATCCATAATGTTTCTCCAATGTTGGATTACATATATCTTTCTGGTAGACTTTCTAACTCGTCCCCTACTGTTGTTTCGGAGTGTCGAGGTTTTCGGTCAATTGCTAAACCAAGCATGATATATAATTAAGATATAAACTAATTAAAAGATAATACAAGATAATAAATTAATTTATTTTAATTAATGGTGGATAACTTTCAGCTTCAATCCTGCTCTATATTCTTTTCACGTGAAAAGAATTGATCGACTACGTGACCTCTACCCTCTTCATGTTTTCAATTTGAGTCCCTGCCCTATTCCAAAATCCGAAACATTACTCACGATCCCCCCTCCCCCCCTAAACTGCCCCCACCTTTTTCGAGGCGATCCTTTAGTTAGTGATTTACATAAACATATAGTATAAAAAACATATAATGAATAAGCCGTCGGCAGAAGAATTAAAGCTGCTATTACGAGAACAAGAACTAAAATTAAAAGTAGCTGCACAAGATAAATTTTTTAATTTTGTTAGGATAATGTGGCCAGAATTTGTTAAAGGGTCCCATCATCTTAAAACTGCAGCTAAGCTCCAAGATATAGCAGATGGAAAAATTAAAAGATTAATCGTGAACATGCCACCAAGGCACACTAAATCTGAGTTTGCTTCATTTTTATTTCCTGCTTATATGATGGGATGTAATCCTAAATTAAAAATAATTCAAACTACGCACACAGCGGAACTCGCATACCGGTTCGGGCGTAAGGTTAGAAATGTAATGGGAACAGGAGAATATCAAAATATTTTTGATAATGTACAATTAAGAGCAGATAGTAAAGCTGCAGGAAGGTGGGAAACAAATCATGGCGGAGAATATTTTGCTGCTGGTGTTGGTGGTGCTATTACTGGGCGTGGTGCTGATTTACTTATTATTGATGATCCCCATTCCGAGCAGGACGCTCTATCGGAGACAGCTTTGGATAATGCTTATGAGTGGTATACTTCTGGCCCTCGTCAGCGGTTGCAGCCTGGTGGTCGTATTCTCATTGTTATGACACGTTGGTCCACGAAAGATCTTACAGGACAATTAATAAAAGCACAAACAGAACCGAAAGCCGATCAGTGGGAGATTGTAGAATTTCCTGCTATCTTACCAAACAATAAACCTACTTGGCCAGAGTATTGGAAACTAGAAGAATTAGAATCTGTTCAAGCATCCTTGTCTCAACAAAAATGGCAAGCGCAATGGCAACAACAACCGACTTCTGAAGAAGGTTCCATTATCAAACGTGAATGGTGGAAAGTATGGAATAAAGAAAAACTACCAGATTTAATTCATGTAATACAAAGTTATGATACAGCGTACAGTAGAAAAGAAACTGCTGACTATAGCGCCATCAGCACATGGGGAATATTTTTTCCTGAAGAAGGAGGAAAGCCTCATGCTATGTTAGTTGATTGTAAAAAAGGTAGATGGGATTTTCCTGAGTTAAAAAGAATTGCAATGGAAGAGTATAAGTTTTGGGAACCGGAAACCATCATCGTGGAAGCGAAAGCAAGTGGTACACCATTGACGCAAGAATTAAGAACATTAGGAATTCCAGTTGTTAACTTTACACCAAGCAAAGGAAATGATAAGCATGTACGTGTGAATTCTGTTTCACCTTTATTTGAAGCCGGTATGGTATGGCGACCAGATGAAAGATGGACAGAAGACATGGTGGAAGAGTGTGCGGCTTTTCCATATGGTGAGCATGATGATTTAGTGGACAGTATGACCCAAGCTATGTTAAGGTTTCGTCAAGGTAATTTTGTTGTGCATCCAGAAGATTATGAAGATCCGCCGCTTATGTTGGGACTACAACGAAACTATTATTAGGAGGGCTTATGGCCGACAGTAGAGTAAAACAATTAAATGATCTTTTAGCTGATGCTTTAGAAATGGGGGATGAAGATCAAATAGAAATCATTAAACAAGAATTATTTACGATTAATCCTCACTACGTTAAAGATCTTAACAAAGGAGGCCATGTTAAAAGTTCAGCGGAGACTTCTGTAATTAAAGGAGCGAAAGCTAAGGGTAGTGCTCAAGGATCCACGATCCCCGGTGCACCAGCCAAAGGCTCAGCAGAAGGTTCCACGATATCAATGAAACCCATGAAAATGAAATCAGGCGGATTAGCGAAACGTGGCTACGGAAAGGCAAGGAGATAGATATGAATGATAAAGTAAAAGTAAAAATAAAAAAGAAACCAAAGAATCCTAATATTGTACCATATGGTCCAGAGACCATTGCACGTTATCAGGAATATGAAGATTGGGAAAAAGAAGCGGAAAAAGAGGCAGCCGCTGCTTTAGAAGATGTGGGTATCAAAGTAAAAATAAAAAAGAAACCGAAGAAAAAAAATAAAATAAAAAGCACTGGTAGAGGAGGAAAAGGAAATTGGAATAAAGGAGGAGTTGTTAAAGGAATGAAATCAGGGGGTGTGGCTAGACGTGGATACGGAAAGTCAAGACGATAATGGCTGTCGATAAAAAAATTACCGGTGTTAAGGAAAATGTTTCTGTAATTAAAGAAGAAGACTTAAACATGGATGTTGAAAATGTCGAAGATGGGGATGTTGTTAAAAGATTAAAGGCGGACGAGGAGATTGAAGTAGAAGAAACAGATGATGGAGGAGCTGTTGTTGATTTTGATCCGTCATCCAAGCCACTTGAAGCGGGATTCGCAGACAATTTAGCAGAAGTTTTAGATGATCAGGCGTTAGGAAAGATAGCATCTGAGGTAGTTCAAGAGTTTGACTCGGATCACGAATCACGGCACGAGTGGGAATTTGCCTATACAAAGGGATTGGACCTATTGGGCTTTAAGTATGATGAAAGAACGGAGCCTTTTCAGGGCGCAAGCGGTGTAACACACCCATTATTAGCCGAATCTGTTACAGCTTTCCAGGCACAGGCCTTTAAAGAACTGTTACCACCAGCAGGACCAGTGAAAACAGAGGTTCTGGGAGCAGAAACACCAGAAATTATAGCACAAGCAGACAGAGTTCAAGACTTTATGAACTATCAGATCACCGATAAGATGGAAGAATACACTCCTGACATGGATCAGTTGCTGTTTCACCTGCCACTTGCGGGGTCTGCGTTCAAGAAAGTCTATTATGACGCTACAAGACAGTCGGCAGTGTCAAAGTTTATACCAAGTGAGGAACTAGTAGTAAATTATTTAGCAACAGACTTACAATCAGCAGAACGTGTAACCCATATTGTAAAATTGTCAGAGAATGATCTGTTAAAACAACAGATTGCAGGGTTTTATAGAGATGTTGACGTTCAAATTAGTGATGAAGAGACATCAATACAGAAAAAGTACAATCAATTAGAAGGAATTAACAAAGTTGCCTATGCAGAGGACATATATACTCTGTATGAGGTACATTGCAATTTAGACATACCCGGATTTGAAGATAAAGATGGGGCAACTGGAGAACCTACTGG